CGTATGGACTATTCATCCAAGCAGTACACGCCATGTATTCAATCTCATGGTCATCAAGATCTGGATCAACTGGTACTTGTATTCCTTCCAACATATCCTGAATTTCGTTAAGTTGTTTATTACGACTATCATCACCAGGAATATACAGTTCAGGAAAGCCTAGATACCTTGCCACCACACCAGCATTTTCGGGATGCGTAATTACAGCTCTAACCGCATCGTCTTTATATTCCATCAACTTAACAAGCGCATCTTTTTTCTGTGTAAACGACATTGGGAACGCGCTATTTGTCTCCGGTTCAACACTACCAATCTTTCCATGTAAATCAGCACGCCTAATCCAAACATTAACCCAATTAGAACCAGACTTCTTAACCATCTTTTCGTCTTCTCGCATCTCGTTAATGAATATACGAGTTGCTTTCTCTGTAACTTGTGCCCACCATACGGATAGTACTTTCCACGAGATCGAAAGGCGCTGTAATGCACGCGCTTGAGACGCACTATATTCTGCGTACGTTTTACTTCCACCTGCTTGCACTCCGCCGTATATAGATGGAAAGTCGCCTAATACGAATTGTCCATCTTGGTCTAATGTTTTCTTAAATTCCTCAGCTTCTTTCGGATATACGGCAGTCTTTAATGTTGTGAATGCGTCACCTAATGCTCGGCCCGGTGGCATTGACTTAACAGGATATACTTGGCCCGGTGCAGCTTCAGTCTTATTGTACTTATCAAAATCAACTACAGCAGGGTCAGCCCACGTCTCAGGTATACCATACTCCATTGACTGTAATTGAAGTATAACTATCTCACTTCTAATATCCTGAACTGGCTTAACTGGTAATCCTAATGGTTCCGCGTGAATAAAATTGCTTAATGGTGACTGCGTAAGAATCCAATGATCGTCAATAGATTCATCACCACATTCCACAAACTGGTCGTTCATCATCAATATGTATACACCGTGCGGAAACAGCTTCTTTAACTTTTTAGTGACCTCAGGCGAACTAGCTTTATTAAACTGCCACGGTCTTAACCAAGCTCGGCGCCAAGTAACAATTTCAGAAGTTTCTTCCCAATCAAATTCTGATTCAATACGTGCCCATCTACCAGTTTCGTACTCATTTCCGCTGTTACCTATTGCTATATCATCTCCCGCAATTTCCTGAGCATATTCCTTATCTGACTCAGTTTCGAGTATTAAATAGCCGATTTCTTTCTGAGTACGATTGAAATGAGGTATTCTTACGTTTAATGCACCATAAACCTCAATACAAGGCCGCGGCTTATCTTTTTGCTCGTAGCCGATGATAGCTGGTACTTCTTCCTCGACGGTATCAATGATGGGTATAACAACTTGCTGACAATATTCACACTGAACCAGGCCGGGCACATCTACGTTTTCATATTCACCAGCCGCACCATCGCGTACTGAAGCAGATAAATCAGCACCACATGTAGGGCATATATGAAAATCGTTGTATTGCGTCCTCTTTCCATACGTAGGAACCTCATACTGACCGTTTTCTGGTGATGTCTTGCTATAAACGTAGGCCGCTACAGTTCCCTGGTTGTACATCAGATACAGTGCTCGTATCAAAAGTAGAATACTTTTCTGTTGACGAGCTATTAATGCGGAAATTTGTGACCATGCTTCAGCAGTCCGACAATCGTTTATATTCTCTCCGTCGTCAGGTACGAATATAGTTGATGGCAGGTCTTGACTGAGAGCAGCAATTATGCTCTCACCATGCGCTCTATAAATATTGATAACTTTATCAGCATAATAAGTATCGAGTTCCGCATCAAGATCCTGATCATTTACAGAACGCCAATCTTTAGCTCGTTCATCCCAAAATACGTTCTGTATATTCTTCCAATACAAATCAAGTAACTTCAATGTGCGTAATTGTCTATCTCGCACACTTTGGTCACGTGTTTGGATGTTCTTCAGTAGAGTTTTTAGCTCATCCTGAAGTTCTACGGGTATTTTCTTTATCATCTCGGCTCGCGCCTCGAACTAGTTACTTTTTAATTGCTTTATGAGCTATCAACTTAGCAAAATATTGTATATGTTCCTTCATCGCCGGTCCTAATTCATTATAACTCTTACCAGTTTCTTGTTTAGCTAATTGTTCTAGAACTTCATCCATTGTCTCGGATACTTCTACCGTAAAAGTTTTACCAGTACTAACATCGTTTACTTTTAATGGCGCCGTGCCCATATCAATTTTGGGTTTATCACTAATTGCCTTCATTATTTCGTCTTGCTGTTTTGAAGTTAAATCAAGCCAACTTTCCTTACCATACCATGCCTTAGCTAAAGACTTTTGCTTAAATTCCGTTGTTTGGTACTTCGTTGCTTCCAATGATGCTTTTACTTTAGATTCAGGAACCTGCGCCGTGCCTATTGACGCTTTTACTTTTGATGAACTAATAGGCGGATAAATCTCATCAAGTATATCTATTATTTCTGGATTATTTTGTTTAGCTAACTTAATATCGTCAGGATCAGTTAGAGTAATCAAATCTTCATAAATATCATCAACGTTTTTCTTAGCTTCCTTACCTAACGCATCATAGTGATTAGCATAATCGGCTTTGGATATCTTAAACTTGATTTCATCTTGCATATCCGGTGTTATTACTGGCTTAGGAACAGACCATTTAGTAGCTGCTTCAAATCCTTCTTTATCTATGCCCAAGTCATCAAATTCAAATTCATCATCAGGAATCTCATAAGCCTTCTGAACAGCATCATCTACATCTTGCTTTTGCCAATCATTTAGGTTCTCATATTTTTCTTTATACAGCTTTAGTGCTTGTTTATCTTGCTGTGTTGATACAGATTTCCACTTCTCTGCATACGGTATCAGTTCATTTTGAATGTCTTTATCAGTTTTAACGTAATCCTCATAACCGAAATTCGATTTAGGATTAGTAGTAAATAGTTTATCACCACCTAAATATATTTTACTTCCCTGACCTTCTTTATCAGCCTTTTGTAATGCCTCTGTTTTAGTCTTAAAAAATCCTAGCGATTCATTACCTCTACTATTAGGACTACGCACCTCATACGGAAACTCACCCATACTTCTCTGGCTTAATTTAGTGCCCCAGGGTGTTTCCATTTTACTTACATCTGGAAATGCCCATGAAGGCTTATTAACATCTGTGTATCGTATTGCGTCGAACCCTAATTTTTTCGTTATTTCAGGATCATTAAGTGGGATACGAATATCATCCATCTTATCGCCAATATGTTGTAAATCTAATTGTTCCCTCATAGTTAAAGGGATACCTTCTTTTAGCTTCTTATCAATTGGTCCTTGAATTCTCTGTAAATATGGTATTTCCTCAGCTAAATCTTTTGCTTTTTGTACAGTATTAAGTCTATCAGCCTCACCAAATGAACTTTTATGTGGTCGCCAGAGTTCTAAACCTTTAACTAACTTCTCAACATCAACAGGATCTTCAGGTAATTTGGTTAAATCGACAGCGTTTAATGATGATGGAGCTGTTACTGCTGTTAAGTTTGGTCTTGCATCTCGTCGATAACCATAACTTTCCACCTGAGTAGGTCTGTATGGGCTACCACGCTTATACATGTAATCTCGAATAGCGTAATCCTTATCTTCCGCGGCGTGCCCCATGTAACCTAAAGTATCTCGTCTATTAAAGTATTGAGGATTTATCTCTTTATATGTAGATGCTGAATCAGTAATACCAGGATCACCTCTCCATACAACCGGCTTACCACTTATTTCAGGTAATCCTAATTTCTTACCTAGCTTTAAGAAAGGTATTCCTGCTCCTAACGCTTCTGCACCTAATTTAGCACCACCATATTTAGCTGCTAATGCCGTAGCACCTTTAACTGCTGCTGGCCCGGCGATTGGTAAATAATCACCAATTAAACCTAATGGTGATGTACTTCCACCTACTTGAAATTCAGCTAAGCCACCTAGAAAATCACCACCATATTCTTTGGCCTTACTAATTAATTTTTCTTCTTCTTCCGGCAATAAAGGTGTAGTTGCTAATTCTAAGGGCCGAGCTAATGACTGTGCTACTGATGGATGCTTAGGTCTCTTAGGTAAATCTATTGAATATTTAGGAATACCTGCTACTTCTTCTTGCCGTAATGGGTCGATACCAAGATTATCAATATTAACGTCTGCCTGCCAATCATCATCATAAAAATTAGGTGGAAGTTCCGGGCCGAGCCTTTGTCTATTATCGCCTGACGGATTAGGTAATAATATATCATCCCTTCTATTACGTGACGGGAATCGTGGAGTAAAGAATGAACCTAAATCGAATGGCATATCACTTATCTATCGGCTTTTGCGATACTGCCTTACGACTAGATGCCTCAAGTGACTGTCTCATTCTAAGTGGTGACATTGGCTTATGAATTACTTGTCTATCTTCATCACTCATTACCGCACGACTAGCAGATAAACCAAGCTGCTCTAAAAACAACTTCTTGAACTCATCCCTATCTCGTTTAATTTCTTCTAGTTCAATTTCCATCGACAATATCTGCTGTCTATAAAGCTGAACAACCTCATTATGCCGTAATTCATACTGAGGTGGTCCAACTCTAAAAGCGTCTACGATGATACCGACGAACGCCGAAACCTTTTTTAGAATTAGCTGATTCCACAATTTCCATTTGTCTGTAAAATTGAGTTGTGTCGCCTGATTCATGTAACGTTCCTACTATTTTATCAACTACTTGCCGTGTAGTAAATTCATCTTTAGCTTCTCTTACATAATCATCAACAGATTCGAGCAATCCTCTCAGTGCGTCGTATAAGTCGTCACCCTTGAATTCAGCAACATCTTCTGTATTTTTATTCTCTTTTTGGTCATACTGACAAGCAGGTATAGTTTCCTGTAATTCCTCAGTCGCTCCCTCGAATAATTGGAGTTTCGGTAAGTTGTCCTCAATCTCGGGTACAAACATCGAATTGTAGGATTCGAATCGTTCTTGTCCGTAATTACGCAAAATAGCTTGGGCAAGTCTTTCGTTATATGTTTTCTCGAGGATTTTCGCATCTATAGTTTTCCATCTCAAATACTCATGAATCAACATCTTGCCACCAACACGGTCACGCTTACCTAAATTACATTGAACAGGAAAACCATTATTTAATAACGATTCATTAACCTGTTCTTGTATCGTTTTAGGCTCGCCCCGTTGTTGTACGGCGCTGTGGCAAATTACTATACGTCTAATACTGGCTAGTTCATTACGAGATAAGTTCGCAAGATCTCTGGTCCAGTCTTTAATATATTTATACCTTTCATTGTACACTCTATAAACGAAAACTTGTCCGTGTGGTGAAATTGCACCCCAAAGTATAGCTGTTGCAGCATCCCAACCCCAGTCAATACTGATAACACGGGGCCACCATGATGGTATTTCGAATGGTGATATAACGTGGCATGCATTAGATGGCTCATCATGAAAAGGTCTTATCCGCCATTCAGTAAAGACTTGCCCTAAGAAAGCATTCCAGTCGCCAAACGCTGCTCGACGTTCCGCCTCAGGTAATAATTGAAGTTTAAGTACGTATGTCGGGTCTATCTTCGGATTATCCTGTAACTCAGCCGGTACAAATATTCTTTCTAAGTATTCCCAGTCATTCGTACGCGGGTTGAATATTCTTTCTCGAAGGCGCTTAAACCCGAATGGAGCTGGTTTAATAAAGCGCTTATATACCCATGTATTGCCAATATTTCCTGGGTTTCCTGCGCTTCTAACGACGGCTGGTAAAAATGGGTCTGACGATCTAACTCGTGTAAAGGATAAGTACTGATACTGAAATGGTAGGAAATGCGTAAGCTCATCCCATCTAAGTAAATGATATTCGTCAGTATCGTATTCTCTAACTCCCTGCTCGGTTTCTGCGTGTCCGAGTCTATCAATAGCTCCATTAGGCCATTTCCATCTTTTCTTTTGCTCATTAAGGACCGCGCCGGTAGATGGATAATACTTACGTTGCCTATCTAATATTTCTCGTTCTATATCGGCATATGTACGACGCATGAACAAACCACGGTAATTAGGATTATTGTGAAAGCCGTAAAGTATAGGTAGAAGAACAAGTATCTCACTCTTGCCCGGCCCCTTCTGACCACCGTAAAATGCTTCGAATATATCGAATGGTAATCTTATGAATCTTTCCTGTTTAGCATTGGGCAACCACTTCTTTACTTCATCCTCAACTGGCGACGTTACCTGTATGCTCATGGTATCAGTAATGACAAGATATAGAACGCAAGTCCGGCCGCAATCAGATTATATTTTGAAGCAACACGTCCACTAGCAGCTATTACAAATAACACAAATGAAAAGACTAACAGGATTAAGTCGATGTTCATTTCTTTTCCTTCCCATTAACTAATCAAAAAGTAGTACGAGTAATAGTGACAGTTGTATCGGCTAATGCTTTAACGAATTGACCGTTAACTGGTGCGCCATTCGGACCTACATTTGAGTTGACTAGATTTGTGTAGGTTCCACCATAAGTAGAACAAGATTGAATGAGAGCCGCGGACAGTAAATTCCCGGGCCGAGCTATCAAGGCATATACTTGATTTGCCTTCATAACTGTTGACATAGCAAATGGTAGTGAGAAGGTATTATACGTTGCCATTGTTTTACCTTACACTGATGATGAGGTCTGCCGAATCAGTCAACAGCAACAATATTCCTAGCCCTATCCTTACCATCACTATTTTCAGGCGTGAATTCCACAGTGGTGCCTACAGCCAACTGATTAAACGTCTTAGTTTTTTCATTAAGATAAGTCCAATGAAAAAAATAATCTTTAGAGTCAATACCGCCGATGAATCCAAAATTCTTCTTGATTGATTTGATTCTTCCTCTGATCGTATTACCATTTCCGTTATCCATGTTCGTATCCTTATTAATCATTACTGGATGCGCAAGCAGACATAAGGAATGAGCTGTGCTATCGCAGTGACAACACAGCTCAATTATTAATTAATTTTTTGAACCGCCCTCAGATTGTGATGGTGTATTTCCTCCGCGATCATCACCTTTTCCAGTTGGATGTGAATCTTTATCACCACGAGATGGTTGTGTTGCAGGTGATTCACCACCACCTTTTTTCTCAGGTACTTGTGATGGATGCGCTCCACCAGGTTTATTCTGTTCAGTAGTCATTATTCTTTTCTCCTTTTATTGTTAACGCGAATCAGGAATAAGGTCAAGAGTCTCAAAGTTTTCTTTTGATATTTGTTTAGGTGAGTAGAATACGATATTGTTGTTTACCGTAGTTTGTTCTTTTGGCGACATCTTCTCAACAACACGTGACATATTAGCTGCTATTGTGGATAATTCAATAGGTTTCGTCTCTGCTATCTTTTCTTCCGTCATGTGTTTCAGTGCAAGTAGTAGTTTGTTCTGTGCTCGGTTCTTGATTTTGTCTCGTGTTAAATCGACATATTCCTTCAATGCGCCAGCAGGTTCGTGGTAAGTAGTGGTAGATGTCGCGCCATTCTTATACGCGTTGACCGATGATTGACTGACACCATATGCTTCTGCTATTTCCTCATCAGTACCATTACCTGATAAAGCATCATGTGCAATCAATTTACGTAATGACTCTGGTGTTGCCTTAGCACTGTTTCTACCCTTAGCGGGCATAGAAACAACCTGAGCAACACGCATAGAACGATTAAGTTCTAATTCAAACGACTCATCATCTACCACTAGCATTTTCATGTCATCACCTAATTAACATATTACCACATTCCGAAGTCGTATTGCTATACAACCATAGGGTCCAGTTAATGAACTAAAATCGTTCAACAAATTTAACTGGTACCTGCAATTTCGTCTGCTTCATTGCCTCGAATTCGGGTGGAGGATTTCCATTAGCATCCTGAACCTTACCATCTCGATATGAGTATATTCCATCTGAGTATTCATTTCCATTCGGCTCATTATCTTCATTCGCATATTCCAATCTCTCTCTATCAGCAGACCAAACTGGAAATGGTGATGTACGAGTATATGGTGGATAAAGAACTTCCACCATACCGTTTTCTTTCATACCAATAATACGTGCTTTAATAGAAATCGTGGTACCTACTTCTAACTTCCTGCCATTCCTATCAACTACTTTACGTGTGACAGGTTCAATGTAAACTACGATTTCTTCTGTTCCGAGTAATCGTCTACGTGGACTATCAACATCTTTACCATCTGCTTTTAAGCCCGCGCCTGAATCACCTGTACCCGGACCTAAATCATTTGGTGTTGCATCTCCACCTTCTTCAATACCGAATGGAGGTGTAGGTTCACCACCTTCTAATGGTGGTTCAGTTACATCTGCTCTTTGATTACCATATGGTGTAGCTTTAGGTTTACCATAATCAGGTAAATCCTGATTGGGTCTAACAGGTTTAGGATTATATATAGGTTGTGTTGGTTTGTTTGGTGAGGAAGGAAGTTGCGTAGGCTTATCTGACTGTGCAATCTCGGCTAACGTAACGATACGTTCTGAGTTATCATCAAATCGAATATTGAGTATTTGATTAGGAGGCTCACCTTGTACAGATGTGACTTTTGCGCGCCGACCCTGATAATTAACCATCTCATTCTGTTGTACCATGTTCTTTTCTCCTTACGCGGACACTTCACGTGTACATGCAAATAATTCATAAATTATGTTTTATTTCCGTAAGACAGAGTTCAGAGCTTGCCTACACGTTTTTCGACCGCAGAATACCAGATTCCGCTACAGAAGTCAATACCTCTGAACTTCGCGCTTCGCGAATCTGAACTCTCGAATTCGTAAATAACGTCATTACTAAATATATGGGACCCAATTTCCTATACTTTTCTAATGGTATACGTTTTGGAGTACCACCCCCCGCATATGGTGTATGGGACCCATTCATATACTACATATGGGGGTACTGTATATGTATACACGGCTATGCATAACTATACAATTAATCAAAAATTAATACTTGATACAATTTAATACAATATATGTATTGCTATGTTTATCAGCGTGTTCTATACTCTCTTTATGTTGATTGAGTGTTTGTTCTGGTTGTTTGTGATTATCTGTTTGATAATCGATTTGGAGGAGAAATGAACGAGACTGATATGGTGCTCACGTTACGCGACATGATTAAACTTTACGGCTATGCTAAAGTTTTGAACGTGTTACAAATGGTTATTCGATTTGAATTAGGTATTGTGCTGCACTGGCACACTACAGCTAAGTAGGTATCATGAGACTGAAGTTAGTTCGTTGTTTCATCTGTTCGGCGTGGTATGGTGGTATGCGTAATCACTGCCCGCATTGTGCTGCATCGCGTATCGTTGTAGGGAATGGTGCAATACATCTTAATTCGTTGTCTGGTCTGGTTATGGCGTCCGGCCTGAGCCGCTATCGTTTCATGGCCCATGCGCTCGAAATCGCCAACGAATTAATGACAGGAAGACCAGTTAGGGATTGACAGGTTAGGGGCTAGGGGCTATACTCTCTATTAGTTGAGCAAGACGGGTCGCGTTCAGCAATCCTGTTGACCGGCCCACGGTAAAGCAAGTGTTAGATGTATAGGTGATTTATGAAAAGCGAAACTTTTACGGGCAGTGTCGGTAGTGCGTATGGTGAGAAGTTGGCAAAGGAGATTAAGTTCTCCTATAGCGTAGACCAGTTCGAGAACTACAACGAATTGGAAGCTGCGAAGGAAATCCCATCCAATGCTGATGTAGTTGACTTTGTGAATACACGTCGCAAAAACAACGAACGGCAGTCAGCAATGACAAAGGCTTTGGAAGCTGCTGGATATGCAAAGCCTGACCCGAATGACCCCATCGTTGCGGCTCAGACTATGATTCGCAATCTTGAGAAAATGGAGAACATGCAGCCACAGCAGAAGCAAATGATGGTTGCAGTTCTTAAGCAGCAGATTGCGGATGAGGAAGCGAAACGTAAGGCCGCAAAGGAAAACGCGCCTACCGAACAACCCGCGTAAGTAATCTGAAAAGGGTATGCAAAGTGTATACCCTTTTCTTTCCCTCCCTTCCTGTAACACAATCCCCTAACCCTAGCCGCCGACCGTACCAGAACGCCATCCAGCATTTGTACATATACGAATTAAATGATATAAAGCCTTTTCTGCTACATTTTTCATATATATACAGATTCACTTCTCGGTTAAATCGGTATTGCATCGGTATTATCCCCGTATCATCCCCGTATTAACCCCGTATCCCTCCCTTCCGCTAACCCGTCTCGAATCAGTCACTTACGGCGACCCGGAACCGACCTATCTCCCTCTACCCTTTTTTTTTGCCTTGTATACACTCCCCGCCGTTAGTGCGCTGTGGAGGTTGTGTTTTTCTCTATTTTTTTTTTATATTTTTTTTA